ACTTCTACTTCAACATTATCCCTTACATAACCTTTCATCTCATATGATTTGACAAAAACACAATATTGATTCATTACTTTATCGTAAAGTGCAATTGACGTAATTTCTTTATCAGCATGTTTCCATTCAGGAAATCCATCAGAAGAATCCACTTCAATATCAAAAAACATTTCTCGATGGCCAATAGATATATCATCTGAATTGCTATATTTATCAATCAAAATTTTAGTCTCTGGGTTGACATCACTTTCAAATACAAGGCCGTCTTCGTTATCTTCTAATGTCCAATAAGTTGTTTTTTTCAGTTTATCGCCATATAAGGATCTATAGACTCCCGTAGGAGACTTAATATAAGCATAGTTTTTGATAGCAAAATTAGAATAACCAGTTTGATCATCCCAAAGATGGACATCAATAAATCCCTTATTTCTTCTACAGTAAATATTCTGGTACAATTTTCATAACCTTCATTACTTATCAACTATAATATACAAACGTTTTTCTATATGAAACAACTTAAATTTCACAACTTCCACCTTCACATTCAATATTTACAACATATTTATTTGCTATTTCCATGAATTCTTTCCCATCAAATTCTGTTATGTCAATCCGCTGTAAGGGTTCCTCCCCACGGCTCTCTTCCTGATATACTGTTACACCTTTCAGATGATCCGCGTAATCTAGTAACAAATCTTCTAATTCCCCTGATGTAAATTCTTTTGGAAGATTAATTGTTTTTGAAATGCTATTATCCACGTACTCCTGTGCTGCCATTTGGACTGCTAAATGTTCTTCTGGTGAAACATCATATGCACCGACGATAGATTTATAACCTCTTCCAGATGCAACGTATTCTGCAAATAGTGGATCCATTACTATTTCCTCGTGAGTTGTATTTTCCTTCCTATATTTTCTACGATATACTGGAGCGAATATCGGCTCAATACCCGACGATGTTCCCACAATCATGCTTGTTGTATTATGAGATACTATCCCATTTTCCAAAATATATTGATGGTTATCTTCTACCTCAATATCTACCGTAAATTTTTCGGTAGTTTGTATATCGTTTACTTCGCTCACATTATATTGTGATAAATCTATATTCATATCATTCTCCTAAATATTCTAAACATTTTTGTAAAACCTGTTCTTTATTATTTTCTATATCAGCTTGCCATATTATTAATATGTCTGAAATATCAGCTTGTGATTGTATTTGATGTATTCTTTTTTCATCCCTATTCCATATATCTTTTGATGTTTCATGGATAATTGGATGTATATCATCGCTATTATATTTATTAGGATTAGCGTGCCAAAAGTCCCCAATAAATATAAGAAAAATTATTTTTTAGTCAAAATTTTGTCATTTTTTTTCAATTTATCTAATCTTCTCCAGGTGACTTTTCCATCATCTAAAACTAATACTTTATGATTATCCGTTCCCTCAATTTCATCTCCACTGTCTAAAATAATTTTTTTTGTTTTGGCTATTCCATTAATGTATAATTTAGTAATTCCTTTCAGTCCAGCCGTTGTTTCTACCTTTATATCGTCAAAAGGAATAAACCATTTATTATATGATTTTTCATAGTCCTGTAAGCTTATGTTATTACGAGAAAATATTTGTTCTAATGATAGAGTACCGCTATCAGTTTGAATTGTGGTGGAGGGAATTAGGCACCCTGTTGGTGGTATGGTATTTAGGGATGCCCCACGAATTCCGTATTTCTTAATTTTACGAATTAATCTTGTTGGTAATCTTTTAACGAATGGTTGTCTCAAAAATTCATCTCTATCAAATTCTGAGAAGGGTCCTTTTTCTTTTGCTAGCTCAATAGATGCATCATATGACTCGTTTCTAATTGTTGCAAAAAACCGTTCAATAAATTCTAACGATTTCTTTTTCCCATATTTCATTCCTAGCTTTATTAAAAGATAATGCAAGCCCATTATTCCTAATCCAATTCTTCTACTTTTTGTTGCTGAATCATTTGTTTCAGGGATTGGATAATGATTAACTGTTAATACATTATCAAGAAATCTAACTGCAACATGAATTGTCTTTGCAAGCCGTGACCAATCTACATCGTTTTTCTTTTCGTTATAGAAATTAGCTACATTAATTGATCCGAGACAGCAGGAGCCATATTGGGGAAGGGTAATTTCGCCGCAGGGATTTGTACTAACAAAACTCTCAAAATAATTCGCATTGAAATTTTCTTCAATATTATCAATGAATATAAATCCAGGCTCACCAGATTTAAGATTATTCGAGATAATGCTATGCCATAAATCTTTTGCCATTAATTCCTTTTCATTAATGAATTCAAATGTATCATCAAAGTGCTGTTTGTAAAATGTATTAGCGGTAATCTCTGCTTTTTCTCTCGTTACACCCGGAACTATAATATTTTCTTCTTTTCTACGCCCATCAGGGTTTGTTCTTTTAAACTCCCACAATTTATATTCTTTATTTCCAAAGTAGAATTTCCACGGCTTATTTTTCTTTACAGCTCCCACAAATTTCTTTGTAACAGCAATGGATATATTATGATTATTCAATTCGTTTAGATTTGTCTTAACGTTAATAAACTCCAGAACATCTGGGTGCTCGATAGATAGTAATGCTAATAAGGCTGTTCTTCGACCACCACCACTCCTGACTTGCTCTCCAATCGCATCAATCTTCTTAATTTCAGAAATAACTCCCGGTGCTGCACCATCGATATTTTGAATTGGATCACCTTTAGGTCGTATTTTTGAATAACTTACTCCTAGACCGCCTCCAGAAACTGATATAAGATACATATCATAAGATAGTTTAGCAATTGAATGTCTGTTATCATCGACACCAAGTACAAAACAATTCAATAAACTACCATTTCTTCGGCCAGAGCCATATAATATTCGACCTCCAGGGATAAAGTCTCCTGGCTGAATAATATTATAAAATTCATCTTTCCATTTAATAACCTCACCGTTCAATTCTACCTTTGATACATGAGATGCTACTCTCTCAACTATTTCTCCCCAAGTCGTTTCTCCAGGATATGCATATCGAGATAACATAATCTCTTTACTAAAATCTGTTTGTAACATAATATATTCCTCGTTTAATTTTCCATCAAATCTGTATATCTACTTGATAACATTTTTCTTGTTAAATTGTCCCTATTTTGAATTTTCTGTTGTTGTTCTTTTCCCCCAACTGATGTACTTTCATATATTTCAATTTTACCTGTATTGGCATTTACCTTTGCTGGAAATGTTATGCCGTCAGGTCCAAAACGATTTTTGATAACATGGAATCTTCCAGTATTTGCTATTTTGTCTTCTACTTTTCTTGATAACGACATAACAAAATCAGCCGTCATGATTTTTGTATAACTCTCTGCGATTTTCTGAGCCTCGATAACGTCTTCATCCAAGCTCGATCTGTTTGCTTGTGAATTTTTTACGACTATCCCAGCATCCAGTGCATAATTATGTAAATCTCCCACTTCCATATTATATACATCATCATATCCATAAAATTCAATTGATTTTATTTTATGATTATATAATTTTTTATATTCTTCTCTTGAAATTTTGATCCCAGTTAATTTTTTATATAATCCGTATAAGTTATCTTCATTATATTTCATTTCATTTAATATAATATTTCTAAAATCAAACCAGCTCATGTTATCGATATATAATTCTATAGCTCTTTCTTTCTTATTATTATAAGCCACCTTTTGCGCAATATTGCCTTTACCAGATATTTCTTTACTTTCCCTACCATGAATTTTATAATGTTCAGATATAGTTAATAATTCAAGATTATCGGAATGATCATTAAATTTATTCATATCTCTGTGATGTATTTGGTGGTATTTTGGTATTTCACCATATTTCCATTCTCCAACCATTCTATATTGCGGTTGCCATGAACCATTATTTAAGTAAATTTGTTTTCTATTATCTTTCATTTTTCTATTAAATGGCATAAGTGAATCACCAACTTCCAGTTCCCACAATTCTCTATACTTACCATTTCTTAACATAAACTTATGATTTGGGGTAGTAATAACTTCCTTGTCGTTATCCAACACAACTCTCCACAACTCTCTATTTTCACCGGATTTATAAACAGATTTAACAGTTTTGCATACCATTTTACCTTTACTGTGATCATACGAAAATACAGGAAATCCGGATTTGCCTACCATATCTTTAATCTTAAATTTACCGTTTGGGCTACTAATTATCGTATTCCCATGGAAACATGCGGTCCAAGTGGGAACTTCAAATTCTCCAGCCAGCCCCCTTAAATCTTCGTAGATATTACCCAATTGATGCCTAACTTCCTTTGCAGACTGTACATCTCGTAAAATATCAGCATAATCAATTATAACCAAATCGACATTACCCTCCAACATTTTAATGCGCTGTAATTGAGCTGAAATTGTATGTACTGATGCTGATTTAGTTGGATAATACTTAATGATTAATTTGCCTGGAAGATCTTCTATCTTTTCTTTTACTTCCTCTTTATGATATTTTAAGTTCTGATTAGCAATATTAGTAAATATACTATCATAACGGAGTCCAACATATGCTTCATTCAATTCAAGTGTATAATGAACAACTGTTTTCCCGCTCTTTACAGCAGCTGCTCCGATTGCCGCGAGCACCCAACTTTTTCCTGTTCCAGCGGGACTAACGATAACACCTAACTCGCCTGCTCCCAGTCCTCCTTGTGTTAAATCATTAATTACATCCCATGATGTTTCTATAGTTGACCGTGCCATTTCCTCATATCTCAAATCAATCATTTGTAAATATTTGTGTCCGATATCACGTTCCATTCCAGCGCGCATTGCTTCATCAATCAACCTTTTAATCTTTTCAAAATCCTCTCCACTCTCTAAAATATCAACTGACTGTACGATTGCATTTTTCAATGATTGGTTTTTGAAAAAATCTAATGTTCTATCCTGAACGAACTCTAAATCTGGCGCTTCTAAATGCTGATATACTTCCTTTAGAGTTTCAATTATTGTTGTTCTCAAAATGTCACTATGAACTTCATTTACTTTTACCTTAAAAGCATCTAATGTTATGGATGCCTTATATTCAATAAAATAACTTTTACATTGCTTTACAATCCACTGTAGCGCGTCGCCATCATAATGAGTTTCATCTAATATATCAATAATCTGGTCAATGAAACCATTTTTGGTCATAAAACATACTATACTTTTAATTTGAAAACTTCTACCAAATTGTGAAATTTTATTAATTGTCATTTACTACTCTATATCTATCTAACCTAATAAATTCTGTTATCCACGATTCCATATTAGGAATATGGCTCCATAATTTATCCTGTATAAAAACTGTTGAAAATTTATATTTAATCAGCTGCGGAATTTCTCTCCTAATAGCTTCTTGAATATATAACTTATGGTGGTTGCTTAAATCTACATTCGCTAACTGCATTAATAAATAGTTACGTTTCAGCAAAAAAACATTATCTCTTATGTTTGTTATCAATTTAATTTTACTCTCTGACCTATTAACATATTCTATTAAGTCTGTTATATCAAATTTATTTTCAGATGTAATTGGTTCTATAAATTTTCTAATTGATTTCAGCCCAGCTCCTTTAATACCATCAATATTATCAGATTTATCTCCACATAAAATTTTATATGTTAGAAAATTTTCCGGATAAATTCCAAACTCATCGAAAATTCTCTGCCTATCATATGTAATCTTTTTTGTTGGGCTCCATATAGAAACTCTTTTACTTGCGAGCTGAAGAAAATCCTGATCTGTGCTCATTATAAACGCTTTATTATCAGGTAAAACCTGTTCAGTAATATATGCAATTACATCATCAGCTTCAGTCCCATCAATAGAAATTAATGTTAATGGAAGCTGTTCAAGATACTGAATTAATCTTCCTAATTGTAACTTCATTGAATCATCTTCATTTTTTGGTGCTAAGCCCCAATCAACGTTACGATTCAAATTTCTTTTAACTTTCCTTCCTTCCTTATATTCCGGAAAGATCTTCTTTCTCTGTTTTGTACCGCCCTTACCGTCAAAAACAATAATGCATCTGGTTGGCTTTATTCTCGAAATCGCATATCTAATTGATTTCAAAAAACCAATTATACCACCTACATGAATACCATCATCATTGACGGCGGGGCTAGCACTAAAAGAACGAATGAAGGTATTGAGCCCATCGATGATAAGTACTCGACTATTTATGTCAAGTTTCGTACCATCGATGGAATGCTCTTTCTCTATTTCATTAATTATCGCTGCATATTTTTCAGAATCTTTAATCATCAACTACTTTATCTGTCTCTACAACATCATCAATCCCTAACTTGCTGGATTGATATTTTAATATAACCTTTTCGCATAATAAATCATAGACATGTTTTTTCAATTCTACATCTTCTAATTTTTCTGCCCAATCCTTCGATTGAAATTTTAATTCCGTTCCGTTATGATCAACTAAAGTATACCAAGCTCCACCTTGCTTTACTAAACCGTGATCTTTCATTACTTTTAGCCAGCTACCGTAATCGTCAATGCCTGTATCAAAATATAATGAAAATTCAGCTGAACGGAGTGGTGGACCCAATCTATTCTTTATAACTTGGGCACGAATCTTTATTCCTATCGTATTATTTTTCTTATCCTTAATCTGACCAACATTTTTGAGACGAATTCTAACTGATGAATGGAATCCTAAAGCTTTACCCCCAGATGTTGTCCATGGATCTCCAAACATCACGCCAAGCTTTTGACGTAGCTGCTGAGTAAATATCAATGCTACATCCTGTCTGGCAATCATTTGTGTAATCTTTCTCATCGCTTTACTAATGATAATTGCTTTAGCTGTTGACCATCCATCTTTATCAAAATCAGATTCCATTTCAACTTTTGTCGATGCTGCAGCTACACTATCAACAAGAATAGTAACAATCCTATCACGATCTGATTCGCGAATCTTTACGATTATCCGTTCAATAGCTTCAAAGATTTCTTCAACTGTTTCCAATTGAACGTATAACATTTTTGATATATCAACTCCGATAGCTTTAAGAAACTCTGATGATACTGCTGATTCTGTGTCAATATAAACTGCAATACCGCCTTTTCTTTGAGTACTAGCAAGAGCATGAGCGCCTAAAAGGGACTTTCCAGTCCCTTCTAAGCCATTCATCTCTACAATCTTACGAACTGGAACTCCACCATACGGTTTATTAGCAATTGCTAAATCCAATAAAGTCGAGCCCGTTGATACCCAATCAGTAACGTCAGTTGGAGAGTTCTCTCCCCGATCAAGAAAATATGCAACTTGTTGGTGCTTAAAGGTCTTGTTTAACTCACTAGCAATAATACTTGCTAGATCATCTTTTTTTGTCATGTTGTGCCTTTAAATATAACTTATTTATTAAACAACTTATCAAAAGCATCCTCAACATCAGAAACTGTTTTAGTATTAGTCGCCGGTTTCTGTGGAGCCGAATTTGATTCAGTTGGGGTTTCATCCTGATCTGGATTTAAGAAATTCTCTAAAACTTCTTTTAACTCATCATATGTTGGTTCTGTGTAGATTTCTGTAATATCAACTTGACTTTCAGCTACACGCTCTAAAACTGTCGTATCTTCAGTAAGAGGAGTTTGATTGGGCTTTACTCTAATCAATGTTTTCCCATACTGATTTCCAGCTTCTGCTGGTGTTTGATGTTCAACTACGATATCTCTACCAGTTATCGGGTCTGAGAGATCTCCATAATCAGGATCAGCGATAAATCCAAGAAGTTCCTGGTAAACAGTTTTTCCAAATCCCCAAAATTTAACACCTTCAGCTTCTTTACCCCTTACAACTACAGGAACAAATGTTCTCATTTTTGGTTCGAGGCGTTTTCCCTGAATCCACGTATCTCTATCACCTGCTGATTTTAATTTATCTGCAAATTCATTGATAGGGTCAGGTCTTCCAAATGAAACTGGTGACATGTGAGTTTTGTTATCACCCATACTATAATGAAAGTATAACTCAATAAACGGGTTATCTTTATTAAATTTATATGGAACAATTCTAATTTGAGTTTTGCCAGGTAGTGGTTTCCAAAATGAATTTGTTGATTTTTGTGATTTTTGTAACTGATTTAATCGCTCTTTGATTTTTTGAATATCCATTAGTGTATTCTCCTTAGTGTTTATTATTAGTGTTTATTATTAGTGTTATATTTCTTTAATATAACCCTTCATATATATATATGCTTTTATTTTCTCAAACAAGCTGTTTTTTTATATTTTATTTAATTAACCGGGAGACAATAAACGGATTTTAACCGCGCTTCTCTTCTTCAATATTATTCCTAGTGCACATATCAGGCCTTTCCTAATATCGAATTAACGAAGAGTATGCTGACATTTACACCACACATCGCCCCCTGGAACATATTACCATTTCTTCAACGGACATTCAGCTGAAGCATAGTGAACTTTAACATTCATGAAACAGCCGCATTCTGGGCATCTCCCATCAACTTTTCCCGTATCGGGGTTTGTCTCATCATATATTAATAAAGGACACTCTTTACATATGCCCCAGCGCCCTTGAGCTTCTTCAGCTGTTATTAATACTCGCTGCCCTTTAATAAATCGTTTTAATGATCGCCAGTGTTCCTTTGCAATATTTCTGGTCATCTGCATTGCTGGTGGTAATGATAGCTCTCTTTCCCCAGAAAGCATTTCTTCAACTCGCTTTATATTTTCGAGTTCCTGTTCTGTTGGGGGGCGATCAATTGTAGGTTTTGGCTTAATCACTTTATCCCTAAATGTGCCATTAATTTATCAAGTTTTTGTTCAATCTGTTCTACTCTCTTTATTAAAGAAGTATCTTGACTTGACCTAGTTTGACGCAACTGATTAATAATTCTATCCGCAGAAGATAAATTTTTTAGGTGATTATTTTCTCTTACCCATAGCGTATATTTTCTTTTCCATTTATTCACTTCACTTTCAGTAGCTGATGGGTATGGAACTTGGGGTGGGGCAGATTTAGGCCGAGGTATCAATAACAATTCCTTTGCTGTTTTAAGATTTGATAAATGGCTATTATCATCAGCCCACTTTTCATATTCCTTTGTCCATTTTTGCTCTTCTCTTTTCGATGAACCAAAAAACGGTGGTCTTGGCATTGGTGATTTTGGTTTGGGTGGGGGTGGGACATCTTCTCCATTTAACCACTTTAACAAAATATCCTTTTCGCGATATCCACAAACATGCTTACCAGTTTTCGTATCAATGAATAATGGCGTTCCACATTTGATATTATATTTACTTTTTAGTTCTATCTGGACTTCTTTGTTTTCGGGTTCAGCTAAATCGAGCTTCCAGATATTGTGACCCTCTTCGTTTAATTTATCAATGATCGGTAAAACCCTTGTACACCAACCACACCCTACCGTATAAAAAAAGTAATGTTTTGATTCTTTCATATAACTTGCCTCCCGACTATTCTCTATTACCGCTATTCATTTATATCAATGATCTGATAAATCCTAGTTGATATTTTATGTAACCCCTCTGCATTTGTTACTAAAACAGTATTTTGAAAGTTTTCCCATGGAATTCTATAACTCGTATCTAAAATACCATTATTTAGATTTTTAATAACTTCATTTAACGCGTTAATAGTATATAACGTATTAGTATGTTTTTTTCGGTGCAATGAAATAGTATTTGAAATTACATTGTAATCTAGGTCGTTATCTACAGCTACATTATAAGTACATATTAACTCCCTTGGAGTATCCTCATTTTGTAAAACGTAGATTTTCCCAAAAACAATATCATAGTATTTCTTAATATCAGATATTGTATCTTCTAAATAGTTCTTAAACGAAAATGTGCAGAGAAGCTGTGTTTTCATATTAATGAGCGGGTCTTGCTCCCCAATTACCATGCCCGTATCGAATCGACGTTAATTTACCATCTTCCATCCCTATATGTTCTGGATACCCTTTATCTTCTACAACCATTTCCTTAATAGGCTTTCTTGATCGCTCCTCTATTTCAAAATTCTTTTGTTTACTAACCCTTGTTACTACATAAGTAACTGGATATTCTTCTTCAAATTGATGTAATGTCTTTAGTGCCTCTCTACCGCTATAATCTCGATATGCTAATTCCTGTAAAAGAATCCCAGCACCGTTTTCGAAGACGGGCTGTTTCCAGCCTTTCTGATCTGACCACCTATCAACATAGCCCTCATATTTTTTCATTACAGTTTTAATACTATTGTCTGGAAATCCGGCATCTTTCATGTGCTGGATTGCTTCTTCTTTCGAGGAAACTTGATTAATTTGGTGAATTGAATTGATGGATTTTTTCATTCCGTCTGGAAGATCAGAATCATCTCCAACATCGACTTTCATCGATGAATTTTGTTGCAATTTTTGCATATTTTTAATAGTTCTCTTTCTAGGATCATCACTGGGAAGTCCATCAGATATCAATTTTGTAACTTCTTTAATAGACGTCGCTGCACCTTCTGCCGCAGAGCCATATTTAGATTTGATAGATACTCTATCAATTTTAATAGGATCTCCTCCTGATCGAGATACTCTCACTAGATCGGCAATCGGAAAAGAGCCTCCAGTCGGGATATAAACTTCCTGCCCTTTCGCTATTAAGTGCATGGCAGTTGCAACTTCGCCAAAATCTTTTAAGAAATTTTTAGATTCTGCTTCACTTAGTCCAGTAGCGGACTCAAAGGCATCGACAAAATTATCACCTAATTTATTAGATAAAGCCTTTAATTTCTTTTCAGGTGATATGTTAGCCTTTAATACTTTACTTATATTCCCCAAATATGCTTTCATATATTCTTTAGTAGAATCACTTACATTGGGATCATCCAACCCTTTCGACAATGAATTGGTAATATGAGACAGTGCTTTTACACCAGTTTCTGGCTTATCGGGATCAATCCTATCATTATAAATTTCTACTTCGTCTGGATTATACCCAGATGATTTCATTGCTTGTTGCACTTGTTTGGATAAAACATTACTTACTACTTGTTTTGATATAGATTCTAAATTAAAACCACCTTTATCCTGTGGCTTAAAGGCTGCGGCTTTATGCCCAACCATATTTTTTAACTGGTCAGATGAAAGTGGTCTAAATATTGATCCAATTTTATATTTTAGTTGTAGCTTGGGATATTTTTTTTGAATCACTTCCATATTACTTAACAAGTCGTGTTTAGCAGACATGTGCCCAGCACCTAAATCTTTTGATAAAGTCTGTGAATTTCGGATAACCCCTGGAACCTGTATGAGATAATACCGACCGGATTGCTGTCTGGGGGAAATTGCCAGATTGTTATTTATAAAGTTAATTTCGCTATCGTTTAATTCTACATCCGGATCTCCAGTTGATATTAATAACATTTTAGCAGTTGTATGGCGCAACCTCATCATATCACCAGATTTCGTATTGGGGTAATCATCGATATCTTTATCTTCAAATCTTGCTTTTAATTTACTTTGTTGATCGCTATCTAAGGAAATTGTATGATCCTTTTCATTCTCCCCACTCTTTATCTTTTCAATATCAGCGTCACTTGCATCCTTTTTCATTAGTTTCTGTGTATCAGGATTATGTTTTTGTACAACATATACATTGCCAGACTCTTTATTCTTTACAATATCATCTTCTCGCAATTTGCTTAACAGCGCCCCGATAAATTCTCCTGGATATTTCTTTTCATATAACAAATTCTTTAATTCAACTACATGTAACGGATTTTTAGCGTCTGGCATACCGTTATCTACCCGATATGACCACTCTTCTACTATTTTTTCTATATCAAATTTCATAATAACTTTTCCCTGTTAAACTTAACCATTTTTCCAAAATTCATTCCCATTTTAGCTTTAACTAAATAATTATTTCTCTCTAATATTCTTCTAATTTCTTTTAATAAATCAATACCACCTTCCTTTGATACATCAAACAGAAATGAATCATAGCCATACAAGACTAATTTAGTATTCTTCTTATATAAATATCTCTGAAGCTCGATTATCGTTAAAATATTTTGCTCAGTTTCAGATGCCTGAATCCAATAATTTAATAATTTATTTCGATTCATATCATCAAGATTAGCTAATAGCAATTTACGTTTATAAACCGGCGTTTCAATATATTTATGCTTTCTAAAATGTTCCCATAAATAATCTGATAAATCTTTTACTTTACTGAAAAATGGATTTAACTGTGCGACGTCATACGGTACTCCACCATACAAATACTTAAACGTCTTTGCTTTACTTTCCTGATAATCACAGTTATAAAATTTAGCTAAATGCTCGTGAACAGATTCATCAGAAAATTTATACCCAACAACATCAGCAATCAATCTTACATGATATGCATCATAATCAAATTCAAATAATATATC